GTCCAAACTACCCCGGAAACAGAGTTCTGCAATTGTAAGAACGCACCTGCCGTTCCGGGATTTATCCATGCTGAGATAAGATATGTCTTGCCAGAAATCAAGGCTGCAATAGGCTCATATATATATCGGAATGGGTTTGTATTGTCGCCTAATTTGGCCGAATAACTCCCGGCATATTTAATAGTGCCTTCTTGTGCGAGGGAGCTGGCTGATTTCGTCCACCTCAGCAAGTTGCTCGCGTCCGTCCACAGTTCCATCCCGCCGTCTGCAACCGTCCCATCCGGCCCCCAGACCGTACCCTGGTCGTTTTGCCCGCTGCCGGAAGTATTTGTAACCTTGTAATCTGTGCCGGAGACAGGCGCGACACCCGAGCCGGGCAGGAGCACGACCTGTGACGGCGAGCCGTTGCCCGCACTTGGGTCGGTGTAATTGGCTTGGAAATTGACCGTTGCTCCGGCGCGCACGAGTATCTCTTTCTGCGACTGGTACAGCGTTTCGGGCGAGCTGCCGACTTGACCGGGGAAGCAAGATACCGTAATGTCGTTAAGTATCTGGTTCTCGCTGATCGGCATGGCGAGATCGGTCATCGTGCCGTTGAGCGTCAATGCCGAGCTGAGCAGTTGCCGTTCCTGGCGTGTCTGATAGCAGAGCGTTTCGCCGCCGCCCTGTGGCTTGATAGAAACAGCGTCGAAGTAGGCATAACCTAAAAATGAATGCCACAGCGTTACCAGGTTTTCTGTTCCGTTGGCAACATAAGACCACGTATACAACCCAGAATTGGGAGCGCTTAACCCTGTCGGCTGCCACATATAAGGGTTTGCGACAGTTCCAATCGCTATGCCTGCTAAGTCATCATGAATACTGAGCCAACACGTTATGAGGTAAGTTTTACCCGCAACCAGTGTCGGAATGGTCTGCGTTATAGTGCTATTGTTTACAATTTTTACCGAGTAATTGCCCGAATATTTGATGGTTGGCTCTTGCAATATTCCACCACTGGCAATTGTCCAGTTCGTCAGATGACTGGAATCTATCCAACTCTCAAACCCACCATCCGTGATGGTCGTATCCGAACCGAGCAAAGGCCCCGCGTCGCCCTTGGGGAAGACGTAACCACCATCGGTAAGTGCAAGATGCTGAATCGCCGTCATAAAGCTCGTGCCATCCGTAATATCCGTGAATAGGTAATCCAGCGGCCCATCCACGCCGACCGAATAAGCGTTTGCAAGTGGTTGAATCGGCATGAGGCCAATCAGGGTAGTCAGTCCCTGATCGGTGCGCTTATTGACCTGCACCGCCAGCCCGGTGATGTTTTGGACCGCCGTGCGTCCCATGAAATCGGAGGCGACAATATCGACCTGCCGCGAGCCGTACACGCCCGGAGTGGGGGTAATCTGCGAGACGTAGAACCGTTTGTACTTGGTCGTGCCGCCGTAGGTGGCTACGAAAATGACCGGCGTCTCCAGGCCGAAGCCGGAGCGCAGGTTGCTGTTCGCCGGCGAGTAGTATCCCACTTTGGAGGCGCTGTTGTACTGCGAATTGTTGAGCGAAAACATGAACGTGCCGGCAGACGCTATCCGGGTAAGCGGGTCACAGGCGGTTTGCCCCCAACTGGCATGGAACGGCGAACGAAGAGTAAGCACATCCGCGGCGATAGAGACCGGCCCGGAGCCGAAGTCCATCAAAATGTCGAGGGTGGGATAGCAGATGGTCATTTGTTTCTCTGGATTGCCGATGCCAACTGATTAGGGAGTTTGCCGATGGCAATGGCCACGTTGTTATTGGAGGCGACTTGGTCGGTTTTCCAACTCTCCAGTTTCTTCATCAGTGCGGCAGAGTCGGCGGTATTTTTGACTGCTATGTCGTTCAAGAGTGTTCTTGTTTTAGTGCTGTCTGTGTTCGTGATGGTAGTTTGGGCGCCTGCAGTAAGGGCCGCTGGATCACCCCAGATGTTGCCTTTTAGGAGACTATCCCACATACCGTGTAAATCGGCGTTTAGGTTTCCGCCCGTTATTGACGAGAGGGTTTGGGCGGGGAGGCCCGCGGTCATGCCGGTCCTGCCGGATTGGCTTACCGCTTCTGTTCCATTGGCGGTATGGTTCATCCAATTGACCACGTTATTCAACCATCCCGCGGCTTGGTTGAAGTCTCCCCCAACCTTTCCCCAATCCACCTTTCCGATACCGGTGGTAAACGCACTCACCGATGTCACGAATGGCGGCCAGTAGGTTTTTATGCCATCCACAAAACTGGTGATGGATTGCTCGAACGGCGTCTCTTTCAGCGGGTCATCCTGGTTAAAACGGTTTCCAGAGAGTCCGTTTACGCCAGCGGAAATTGCGGCGGCATTGGTAACCACCACATCGACCGGCTTCCCGATGCTGTAGTTGTAGCCGCCGTCCCCGGTCTCCTGAGAATATAAGTCCCCCTTAGCAAATCCTTTTACGTCCTTGCCCATCGAAGTCCACGGGTTACTATTTCCTGCGGTACCTGCGGCGGCGGCTGTTGCGGCCGGAGCCGCGTCTTTGACGCCCAGCAGGATGCCCAGAAATTGCCCGAATTGAGCAATGGCAGGGGTGATAGAAGTAACCAGGTTACCTATCCAGGAAACGACACCCTGCACTGCCGGGATCATCGCAGAGCCGAAAATAACGGCTATGCCGGTCGCCTGGTCTTTGAGCGTGTTCATGCTTTCGGATAAATTCTTGATGTTGTCAACCTGCGTAGGCGACAGGGCCAGGCCCATCGCCTTGGCCTGGTCGATGTATTTCTGCATCCCACCGTTGGCAGCGTTTTCGAGTAGGAGGCCCATCGAAGCGCCGGAGCGCCCGAAGATGTCCATTTCGATGCGTGTCTTTTCCTGACCGTCCTGCATCAAGGAAAGCTTATCTGCTACGTTCTGGAATATAACCGTGCTGTCCAAGAATGTTCCATCTGCATTGCGGTACGTGATATGCAGATTGTCCATTTCCTTGGCGGCGTTGCCTTCCTTGCCATTGACCAGCTCGAGGTTCTTCCCCATCAGGTCAAGCGAACGGGTAAAGTCATCGACCGACATGCCGGCCGCATCGGACATGAGTTTGTAGCCTGCGGCCTGTTCGGTTGTTCCGCCGAGCTTCAAAGTCACGTCTTTGAGGGACTCGCCCCAATCCATCGTAGTCTTTACGGCTTCGACAGATCCACCCACCACCAAGGCGACAGAAGCGGCCGCGACAAGCGCCACGCCAGAGACGGCGCCAAGGTCACCCAGGAACGCCATCATGCCGACGGAGTCGTATTGGGTTCCTATCTTTTGGATGATGGGGTCGAGTTCAGGCATTCGTGACCTTTGCTAATTTCGCTTTGAACATTGCCATTCCGAAGTTGATCGAGTTCACTTCTTCAACCGTTTGCATCGTAGGCGCTTCCTCGGCCGGCTGAATGGTTACCTGTGGTCGTTCTTCCAGCCACGGCATGAAATCATTGGTATCTTTGGCGTCCGCGTCTTCCGAACGGTGCGAGTTGTAGAACATTGCCAGCAGCATGGCGAGCTGCAGGTCTTGCCGCTCCGCCCGGAAAGGCGTCTGGTTGTGGTACTCAATCCAGCCGACGTACTCGCTGGAGGGCATGGCGAGAATTTCGCCAACCGTCTTGCCCAGTTCTATGGCTAGGGCATGAGAAAAGGTGGCTTCGGCGTCTCGGATGCGTTTGGGGCTTTCGCGGGCACCTCGGGGCGCTTGCGCAGGTCGGATATGATCAGGATTTCTTCGGTGACTTTTTCCAGCACGTCGAAGCGCAGGTCGGGCACGTCCGAAACGTCCCGGAACATGGGTTGTCCGTCTTCCGTGATGACGCCCATTGCAACCATGAACTTGTCGAAATTGACCTGCTTCTCCTGCCCGAATTGCGCAATGCCGTTCTTGTCTACTTCCAGATATTCGAGATAGTCCAGGCGCTGCTTTGCGGTCAGTTCCCGGATGCGAACCGTACCGATTTCCGGGATCTCTACATCCTTTTCGCGCAGATAGGCCGCCTTGGAGAAGGCGTCACGATTGCCCAGATGAGCGAGTGCTGGATTTTTTACATACTGCTTTGACATGATTTCCTCCTAACAGGAATGGTAAAGGGCGGGACTGGTTAGGCAGCCCCACCCATTACGCCGAATAAAATTAGCTGGCCGTTCCAACCACTTCCGACTTCACGGTGGATTTCGCCGTGATGCTGAGCGTGATGATGCTGGTACCGGTAGCAACCAACGACACAACTCCGCCCGGGCTGGTGATGGTCATCTTGGCAGGTGTGGCAGAGTTCCAGGTCAGGTCCGCCGAGGGCGGAGTGAACGAGAAGCCAGAGCCGGAGACGATAGCCAGCGGGGCCAGCGTCTTCGGGCTGGTACCGCTCGTGATGCCAAAATCGCCGCCCGCGATGGTGATCGTATCGACTGGCGTGTACCAGTTGCCGGTCTGTGTTGCAAACACCATAGCGCCGGTAGGCTCGATCGTGATCTTGAAGCGTTCCGTCGCCGGGCTTTTGGGATCCGGTGCGCCGCCGGGGGCAATCTTCGAGATCCAACCGCTGAACGTGCACATGTCGCCAGTGGTGAAGTCGATCTCGACCGCCTGAATGGTCTTGTTGGTCATAATGAGCAACATGGCCGCCAGGGCGGAGGCGGAGGTCAACAGTTCGATATCGAACGGGCCGCCGTCCAGCAGGCCGCTCGGGATGTTGGTCTTCCAGGCGGGTGACGGATTGAGCACGGTCGTATCCAGAACAGTCGTGCTGATTTCGGGATACTTGGGGATGCTCGTGATGAGCGCCTGAGGCGTTCCGCCGAGTTTGAGAATGGTGCCGATTGTGGAAAATCCGGGCATGATAGCTCTCCTTTTCTAAAACAGTTCTGATAGCATATTTTGAATTGCGTCTTTGATGGTCTGGGTCAGTTTTTCCAGATTGATCGCCGGGCGCATGTAAGGTTGTGCAGCCATTCCGGGGAATGCGCCATACGGGCCTTGGCCGGCGCCGGGCGAAGATGCGCCGCGTTCGCCGGTACCGAATTCAACGTAAGGGGCATAGTCAACGTTGACAGAAGATGTGTCTCCGTCTAACAAACTACCGGCATTCGACACGCCGCCAGCCGTAACAGTTGCGCCTTCGACGGTTTCCCATGCCCGGATGCTGTCGCGTAAATGACCGGTATCCACAGGCGACAGGTCTTTTGCCAGGTCGCGGATCTCCCGGGCGGCCGCAATATCGCCAACGTGGGAATTGAGTTTCTCGTTGATGATGTACATCTTCTCAAGCGTCTGTTCGACGCCTGCCGTTTTGAATTCCCATCCGCCCAGATCGTCGCTCATGCTAAATCTCCGTGAAGACGCCGAACGTCAGGTTGCAGCCGTTGAATACATTGCCAGCCGGGTCACGAGTCGGGCCGATGGCCGGCATATCTGGCAGCGTGATGGTCTTTGCGCTGGTGATCAGGTCGGCGTTCGTGAGCACGGCGGTATAGAGCGCGTCAAGCTTGAGTGCAAAATCCGAGTAACTGACGTAGTTCGACAAAACGCCGTACAGGAACACCCATGTCATCTGGTATTCCATCTGGTAATTGACGCTTCCGAGTGCCAGTGTCAACCGTTCCGGCTTGATGGCTTTGACAAATCCATTCGGCCACGGGAACAGGATCGGGCACAGGTTGCGACAATCCTGCGGGATGGCAGTCAGATCCTTGACGGTGATTCCGCCTATGGGTGACAGGGCCGCAATAGATGATGCGACGGAATTCCATCCTATCGTCATAGCCGCCGCCTGTAACCGTTGATGATGTCCTTCCCGAGTGCGCTGATGTCGTCCGGTCGAATGACGATGCCAGCGGCGGTAAATGTGATGCGCCCGGCGGAAGACTGACCAAAGCGGCTGGATATGATGTTGTTGCAGGTTTCGAGCGTCGCTAAGATCAGGTCGTCTTCAACCTGCCAGACGTAGATAGGCGCGCCGTTCAGGTGGGTTGCAGCGGTCGAGCCGTTTTCGCCACGTTGGCGGACGCTGTAAGGACTAGAATTGCCAGACACGATCAGAAGCTCGTTATCGATGCGGACTATCTGGGAAGTGACCAGCGTTGCCGCGCTTGAAAAACTGGCAGTCGTGGTATCCGTCATGGCGGCGGACAGCGTGCCGGCCTGCACCCAGCCGCGGATGTCATACTCTCCGCGTTCGCCCCAAATGGCCTGCACCTGAATAACAGAGTGCGTATTCCCGGAAACATCCGGGTACCACTGGTAGGGCGCAATATCGCGCAGGTGAATATCCGTGATCGGGTACTCGTTCGCCGGGATAACGTAATAGGCGCTGGAGGGCACGGCGATGCCGTTGCCGTTGGTAATGGCGATAATCTCCAGCAGGTCCGCATCCATGCGCAGGTTGCGCAGGTCCGTATCGTCATCGCCCGGCGTGTCGAACCAGCGAGTCTGCACCCACGGGTAAAAGTGATGATCGGTCTTACTGTCGAAATATCTCGACACAGACTGAAGCAACCGTTCCAATACCGCCTCTTCGGGGACATTGGCGGCGATAGTCTGCCCGCGTGGGGTGATGAACGCGAGCAGATCGGCCAGGGTTGCGTACGAATTGATACAAGCCATTGGTTACAGCTCGTAATAGATGATCACGGATCCGGTCAGGGTGTTGCCACCGGAGGCGATAACGACTTTGGGATAGCCATTCAGGATAGGCTGGCCACGGTCTCCGCCGGCCGTGCCCGTCAGGGCCGCACCGTCTGCTACGGCGCTTAGCAGGTCGCGCGGGTAGTAAATTGTGTTTACGGTACCTGCGCTGGTTTTGGTCAGTAACGGCCTCGAGCTGTCAGACTCGCAGGTGACAGTCACGGTTGCGCCGGTTGCGATTGTGCCGGGCCGGTATTCGACGGCGTAGAGTTTGCCGAGGATGCCCGTGCCTGTCACAGTGGCGTTTCCGCTGATGTCGGTGGTAAACGGGAGTAATTGCCGGCGCATCATTTGGAGCCTGCCTTTTTAGTACTCTTGGGTTCAGGCTTTGCGACGGGTGTATGTTTGGGCGTTACCTTGACTTTTTTCTTGGGTTCTTTCACTTCCGCGTCTTGCGGAAGCTCCACGCCGTCATAGACCAGCGGAGCGTCAGAGTATTCGGCTGCGCCTTCAGCGACAAGTGCGCCGGCGTTGCCGTCAGCGAATTCCCAAACGTCGCCAGCCATGAAGCGCGCGCCTTCGGTGGCGTCCGACTGGAAATCACGTAAGAAAGTTACACGTGTGGCCATGATTACCACTCCTGGTATTCGAGCTGGAGATGTCCCTGCCCTGCCACGGTTGCGGCAATGGCGGTAAAGCGGATAAAGATAGGCGTATTGGGCGGGATGATGGTTTTGAGCAGGGTCAATGCCTGCCTTGTTCCAATGGCCTGGGTGCTGGTGATGACAACTGATGCCACGATATCCACGCCAGCCCCGGTCGTTCCAAGCATGACAGCAGTGCCCGTCAGGGTACCGCCTGTTTCAAGGTCTTCCACCATGTTGGCGGAAAGAAGCTTTACGGACCGGGGTGAAATCAGCACACACTCATCAATGCTTGCGGCTGCGCCGGCGTCGTAGTTGAAGATTTGGGATTTGACAAGATTGGTCTTATCCTTGCCACGATTTACATAAGCACGGGTCATGATTTTTTATCCTCCAGCTCCCCCTCCGTTGTTTGGGAGGGGGAGCCACTAGGGTTAGTCAGGATAGGGTTACGTCAGGCTTACACGCCGACGTTGTAGGTGATCGCTGCGGGGTACTTGGTATCCCGGGAGAGCAGGCCCCAGCGCATCAACGCAACGACTTCGTAGGAGTCCGCATTGGCGATGCGGTTGACTTCCACGGTCATCTTGCGTTTGTAGCCCAGTTTCCATTGATCGAAGCGTACACCCACGATTGCGCCGGTGGTGTTGTTGGCCTGCGTGGTTGTGTCCACCTTGCCGCTAGTGTTGGCCTTGCGGGGGTTGGTGGTTGAGCGGTAGTGCATGAACCAGGACGGGAATACCGGGATGCCCCAGATGCCAGTCAACCAGCCATTTTCGAGCGTGGCGGCGGTCGACACGTCCTTGGTCAGGACTTCCGGGAGCAGGGAGGCAGCTTTAAGCACGTTCGGGTCAACGATGAACGCGCAGTTGGACGGATCGGCGGCGGCCAGACCAGCCGGGCCCATCAGCCAGAGGGTTTCAATGAAATCATTGATCGCCAGACCGCCGGAAGCGGAGCGAGAGTTACCGGTGTTGGTGACCAGGCCGAACTTGCGCAAACCGTCCAGAAGCAGGTACAGGTCGGTTGCGACAGGAGTTCCGCCGATGCAGTTGATGTTGGTGGTTGCGCCGGTGGCGGTATCGCCGTCAATAACGACATGTTCCAGCATTTCGCCGCCGGAAATCTGCAATTGCAGTTTCAGTTGATCGGCGAACGGGATCAGGGAGTCTTCGACAAGCTCGCCGGTGTACAGGACGCGTGCGCCCATTTTGGCGACGGTCATCTGCTTGCGGGCGGTCACAGCCTGCGAAGCGGTGATCGTTGCAGCCGGGACGAGCAGGGTTGCATCGCTCGCCGTGGCTTCTGCAACTTTGTACCAGGTCGGGTCAGTGCTTTCGACCGGGAAGTATTCGGAAGAGAAGCCATCCGGAATAACCACGGACGGGATCTTCGCAACGATCTTGCGCTGTTCACGGATGATGCGCCAGATTTCGTTGGAGTAGGCGGTGCCCACCCAATCGGAACCACCGGTCGAGAGGGTTGAATACATCGGGTCGGTGGCGGCTTTGATTGCGGCTTCCACAGTTTCTTTGTCCGTGGACAGGCCAGCGGCTTTCATGGCGCTCTGGACATAGACACGATCTTCGTCGTTCTTGATGCCAGTCGCGCATTTCAGGGCCAGCGCCTTGATCATGGCGGAGCCGGGGCGTTCGCCGTCCGGGCGGGGATTGGCGCGCATCATGTCGATGACCAGCGCCAGGGAAGCCGCGTCCAGGTTGTCGTACTTCCAGGTTTCGGCGTACTTGGCCTGGTACGGAGCGCCATCGCCCATTGGCAGGCGGCGGCTTTTGGCAGCGTCGGCCTTGAGGGCTTTGTTCTCTTCTTCGAGAGCCGCAACACGGGCGGTTTCGGCGTCTTTGGCGGCCTTGGCGGCCAGTGCAGCATCGCGCTTGTCCAACAGGGCAAGCATCTCTTCTTCAGTCATGTCGATCTCCTTTTTTGATTTGCTTGATTTGAGGCCCTCTTGGGTTTGTGCCGCGGAGTTCACTCCCGTAGGAGTCTCTTCCTCCGCCTCTGGCTCACTTGCGAGGTCTGGCAGGCTGATGCCTGCGTGTTTGTACATACTTTTGATAACGGGGAGTGCGACGGCGTAGGCGTTGGCCGGCTGTCGCTTGCCCCCGGTGTCAATCAATGAAATTTCGGCTACGGGCCAATTCTTTATTTCGCCCGTGCGCTTGTCATATCGCACCAGGTGCGACACGGATCCACTGGATGCCCGCAGGTCGCCTTTGACGGCAGACGGCCAAACACGCTCGGTAACAACTTCCTTGCTTTTGTCCAGCTTGATGCGGTACCAGTGGCCACGGGTATCGGTGTGGTCGAATGCGGCGCTGCCTATCTCTTCCGGGTTGGGATCCGGTGCAGCGTTTAGGCCGGCAGCGGTAAAGCCGTGATAGTAGATGGTGAGCGGGTTCGGGAATTTCTCGCGGTAGGTCTTGGTGGCTGGACTGAAATACTGCTTGTCGCTATCCCGGTGCTGCGCATCCCCGAAAGGAACCGCCAGAACATCAAGCTCGTAATCGGCGACGGCCTTGATACCACCCTCGAACAGGGACGGGTCAAGTCGGATGATCACATCCTGCGCAGCGTCTTCCGACTTGGTTGACTTGCCGGGTCCAGATTTGCATAAGGATGGTTCCATTTCATGCACCAGGTCAACGACTGCGGCAGCATGACCCTTGATGTCGGATAAGTGGCCTTTGTCCGTGGCGGAGTTGCGAGCCCCAGCCTTTAGCGCCTTGGCAGCTTCAACCCATTGCGTCTGGGGTTCGACTTTCGCCCAATCAGCAACCGCCGCGAATACCGGAGCGCCGTTGTCACCGGCAGTGTAGGGCACGGAGAAATACACATTGCCTTGGTTGACAATGACATGATCAGGATAGACCGAAACGACATAGCAGTTCTCGGCCACGAGCATGTTTTGCACAGATGGCAGACTGCCGTAAAACGCCTGCCGTACTTCGTCGATTTGTTCGTCAAGGCTTTCGTTTTCGTCTGCCATACTCATCTCCGAAAAAGACAACAAAAAAAGCGGCGCAAGCCGTCTGATTTCTCAAACGGGCTTGCGCCGCCTACTGGTTCTTAGCGCTTTGCCTATTTCACCTTTTCGCCTTACGCTTTGCCGGCGTCTCAGCTATCTTGCGAAATAGACCTAAATTGAACTTACGAAAACATTCTAGCACGATGGGAAGATTTATGCAAGTATATACTTCGTGACTACTCTACCAAAAATGTAATCTTCCCGTAAACTCAATGGTGCTTTTGAAAGAATGCCACGCGATGACACTCCTGCCAATTCCTGCATAGATCGTCCATAATCTTCGAACGCCACACAAGTAATACATATTCAAGGTTACTATCTCTGTGTCAGGATGTGGTTCTAATGGGTTAGCAAACTTGAAAGTGTTGTATTTGGGCTCCACCTCAACTATCCTGAACTTGGTCAGGTCAACTCCTGGATACATTTTATTCAAGATGTATCGCACCGATCTATTCATGCCTTCCTCCTGTTTCAATCCTGCCCCGCCTTACTTCTCGGTAAAAGACTTTTCAGGCGGGGTCTTACGGGTCATCACGCGGGACGGACGCGCCGCCCGGAGTGGCTAACTGTCTACCGGATCGTCGGTAGACTCAAGCGAGCAGTCACAAAGAAAACCGTGACATTCCAGATCGGGCGATTGCGGGTAAATGCCGGCCGCCTGTTTCTCTCTCCAGAATACCGCTGATTGTACACCGACCGCCACCATCGCAAGGCAATCGCTGCAACTTTCTACTGTCTGCCCGCGCTTCCAAAAATAGTTCAAATCATCCGGTGCGCTGAATATTTCGGCCCGGCTCGCAACGTCAGTATAGCGGGATGACCACAAGTCAGCTCGATCGAGCAGCGGCTGGAGCGGCGTGCCGCCTGTGCGGGCTTTGTTGATCGCATCGATGTAGCCCTGCAAGTAGGAGAATTCGCTATCCTGAATATTCTTGATTTCCTGCGCCATTGCGTCGGTCAGGTCTTTTTGCGGATCAAGTCCTACGTTGCGCATCCCTTCGTTCCACGCTCGTTGTATCTGCCCATCCAAGAGCCGGCTTTCGATGCTCAAAAAATCATCTTCGGAAATGTCACCGTTGTACAGGTCACGCACGGCCTTGGAGAGCACCCGGTTGTAATAGCCTTCGGTCTTCGCGGCCATCCAATCCCAAAACTCATCCGGGAATTTGACACCAGATTTGATGCAGTGAAAAACAGCGGCTCCGAGAGCAGGATATTTATCCATGTTATTTCTTTCCAGAACCCATATTACCGGGCCAGCGGTTGCCGCGGGTGGTCACGCCGCCTGGCTGAAAACCGTGGCCAGTCATCATTGACTCGGGATGCATGGTCACTTGTTTCCTGATATTCATGCCTCCCGCCGGGACCAATGGCGCAGGCGAGTTGTTGCTGTATACAAGGCACACATTACAACCTGTGAGGACGAAAATTCCGGCAGTTGTCAAGAGTAGATAATTTTGCCCAGCAGCTGGCGTATAGACCAGGTTGGCAATATTGCCAGTCAGGGCGAAGATGCCTGCAACGGTATAGAGCTTATGGTTGAATAAAAAGACAAGATTAGCGCCGGTTTCTGCGAATGCGCCCGTTGCAGTAAAGAGCTTCCGATTGTATAGAAATGTGGCATTGAGACCGGTTTCCGTGAAAGCGCCGGTAGACGTAAGAATGTGGAGGTTGGCTTTGAAGGTTGCATTATTCCCGGTCTCAGTAAACACTCCGGTGGATGCCAACAACTGTGCTCGCTTGCCGAGGATCGCATTCGAGCCACTCAGAACAAAACCCCCCGCGCTGGCGAGAACATGTAGATTGGATTTCAGGATTGCACTTGAGCCTGTTTCGACAAATACGCCCGCGCTCGTATAAAGAGCGTGCTTCCACAGGAAAATAAAATTTGAACCGGTTTCCGTGAACACTCCAGTGGAGGCATACGACTTGCGGTTGCTTTTTAGGTTTGCGTTCGATCCGGTTTCGGTAAAAGTCCCGGCGGATGTGAGAATGTGCAAGTTGCTTTTCAGGATGGCATTGAGGCCGGTTTCTGCAAACGATCCCGCGCTACATTGCAAAACATAGTTCGTCCCACTTGCCGCCAGTAGGGTAGCCGCCTCAGCCTCCCAACCATATGGGCCGCTTGCCTGAGTGTCAGTACCGGTATAGTTCCCGCCAGACGGAATAATATAATCGATCGTACTGTGCGAATGGTTAGATTGATCAGTTTGTTTGGTAAATGGAGCCGTCGCCGTCCAGGTGGTTGTGCTGCTTTCTTCGCCTGTCACCAGCACCATGATCGACCCGTTTGCCACAGACGAAAGCGTTACGCTTGCGGCCGCAACCGTGCCGTTCGCAGAGCCGGTCTGGTCAATCGGAGCGGTTACATTCGCCCCGCTGTACTCATGCAGGGAGCAGCCTATATCAGTGGCCGTACCCGTGATGGTAACTTTGAGCGTGCCAGAGGCGGTGACTTTTGCCCACCAAATCCCTGCGGCAATTTTTACGGTTGATGATTTTACCAGTGTCCAGGCGGTTGTAGTAGCGGTATCAATGGTGGACGATGTAGGAGTATTCCACGTTCCAGAGGCTCCCGTCGCGAAGAATACAACCAAGTCTCCAATCGTGACGGTCTTGGAAACGTTAGCCGCATACGCGCTGACGAAAGTACCTACACGCCCGATAGCCACTGTAAGAAGTCTCCAAGCATCTGTATTTTGATGGCAGTTGTAGCCTTGACGTACACACGCCACAATGCCCCAACGATGGTATCCAGGCGAGATATTCCGATCGTTGGAAGATATAAGCCTTTATTCAATGTGCCGATCGTGAACGTAGTCGCCCCCATCAAGACCCAGGTGACGCCGCTATCCAGCGACGCCTCAAGACCGAAATCCACAGTTCCGTTTCCGGTTGCCCATGTGGAACAATTGAGCGATACCAGCACTTCGGTCATTCCATTTGGCAACGTAATTAAAGGCGAAATGATCTTCTGATTAGGAAGCGGAACCGTATTTGGATACGGCAGAACTATTATTGACATTGCAGCCCTTTATGCGAGCGTCAAGATTGGATAAGTTGCCGTCCAGGCTGTTCCATCGTTGGAGTTGCCAAGGGTGAACGTGTCACCGCTGTTCAGGGTCACAACCGAGCCATAATCGAACCAGCCGATCACCGGGCGGGTGGCAGTTGTTCCGCGTGAGTTGTTGTACAGGACTGCATAGCGGAATGGGCCGATCGTTGCACCAGCGCTGATGAGAATGGCGGCTGCATACAGTTTGGCGGTGCCCGCAACCTGAGCCCAGGTCACACTGGCCAGCGATGGCCCACCTTTGGCATAGCCAGATGCGGCGGCAATCTCAGCGGCATTGCTGGTGCTCTTGACGGTGCATGTACCGGTCGTGGTATCTACTACCGTATCGGCTGCGTTCGGGGCGGTATTGGTAAGCAGAACCTGGATAGAGTCTGCGCCCAGACTGTGCAAGATCGAGCCGATGTCTTGAACAAAGGTGTTGAACTTATTAAAACTGGAAGTGGTCATATTTCTCCTTGTTATCCTTGCGAATTATTGATGCGTGTGACTTCCAACCGGATGCCTTCGAGCAATGCGGCAATGACCGGATCGCCATTGGTTGCGCTTATTTCCTTTTCAATGGTCCGCTGAAAAAGCGTCTTGATCGCCTTTTCGTCCGGGCAGCATGGCAGTTGTTTCGAGATATTCGCTTTGACTGCTATCGGGATGACGCTGCTCTCAAATGGCACAGCCTCTCCGACCTTCTTGAGCGCCTTGCGTTCCCATCTTCGAAGATCCAAAGTAACTGGGTCATTGGCCATCTTCTTCGCCGTTGGCAAGTTTGCGGCTGCAGCACCCGGTGCGCTCGTTTCAGTGGCCGGCTGGCCCGGTTCTGGCGGCGTACCTTGAACTGTGGTGCGTGTGCCGATCTCGAAGACGAACATCTCGCCGCGTGGGTCTTTGTCTGGCAGTGGCTGGTCGTTGTACTTGACCTTGCGGATCTCGTTGATGGTGTGGGTCTTGTCGTATTCCTGCATCTCGGAGAGTTCGAGCTGCCGGTCAGTCACGCGTACGTCGTCGAACTCGCCTACCAGGTTTTCGCCGTAGATGGGCAGCACCTGGTGCGTGACTTTCTTGCTCAGCATCATATGGACCGGGAAAACCGTCAGTTCGTTGTAGGTGGCGCGGCCGGCCAGCGCGTTGGCTTCCGTGGCGTTGACTGCCAGAATGGATGACAGGCCCGGCGCCAATGCCCCGAATATCTCCTCCATCGTGAATTTCCGCCCGGCCAGGAATTCCATATCCCGGTGGCTGACTGCGCTCTGCATCCACTCCACGCCGCCTTTGCCTACCCCGCGCAACATCATCATTTCGCGTTTGGCGGCCTTCTCGCGCGTGTCCCGTTTGATGGAGCTCCATTCCGGCTCTTGCACGAAATCAGCAAATGCCAGGATGCCGGGCAGGCGGGCGTTGTTTTCCTTGAATAGCCGTGTGTTCCAGTCCTGCATGCCCAAGTCTCCTGCGCTGATCATCGCCAATGCTTCGATGGCAGACAGTCCCATAAAGCGGCTGAATGGGTTCCAGCGTTTGAAGTGCACAACTTCCCACGGCTCGAGCGGGATGTCCTTCGCGCCGCCGCCCGGATTGTAATTGTAGCCGCGCAGGTACATCTGCTCGTCTGGGAGCGGCTTGATCATGTGCGACGGTATCACCCACATCTCGTCCGGTTCGGCGTTTTCATCAGCCTTGTTCAGCCACCAGTAAGCGTTGCCGGTCAGTTTGTACATGGCGACGGTTCCGAAGATGAATTCAAATCCCGAATCTTCGCTGTTGGGTTTATCCAGCAATACCTCGAAGTCATGGTTCGGAATGTCCTTCAAGTCCTGGCCGCTGCGCTGCTTGACGTTGAACGGCACCGCGGCGCATGAATTCGCCACCATCTCGACGGCGGTCATTACCCAGGAAAGCCGGCGATAGAGTTCCGCCTGGTTGCCATAGATGGACGTATCCGGTAGTTGATATTTCTCGGATAGTGCCGTTGCCGCTTCCAGGTCAGATAGTTTCCGGGTTTGCGCTGCTTTGACATAACCGCGCCGGGATAGGAATGTGTCGATAATGCTCATGCTGTCACCTCGCCTTTTTCAACTGTCTCAGGTACTGCAATTCCGCACATGGCGCACGCATACACGCCGCTGGCGGTCAAGTGTACGAATTCGCTCTTGCCGCATTGCGGGCAGACTCGACCGGCAGATTGATACTGGATCTCGATGGTGCGCTCTTCCAGCGATTTCTCGGTCTCTTCGGAAGGCGCAAAATCGACCATCTTGCCCGGTTCAAAATTGTCCATATCATCCTCGTAGGCATAGCGCAGAGCGTCAATGGCATGGTTGAACGCGTCGACCGGCTCATCCAGGGTATTGCCCATCCGGTCTTCTTTGCGGTGGTACTGCTGGAACTCGCCCTGTGTGTGGATACAATGCGTGTCGATAATGATCGTCTGGCGCTGTAGCCACTGGATACCGAAGTTGACACTATCCTTGCCCTTCTTTGCCCCGACTGCCGACACGCCGAACTGGCGGAGTTCTGCTATGCTTTTGGGTTCGGCGCTATCACATACTACCCGCTGGTGCTGGATACGCTTTGTCACCCGGTCTGCCAGCAGGTCATTGGTGAGGCCGGTTTCGTACAGCTCATCGAAGATATAAATGGCTCGATGGTTCTTGTCGTAGTGCGTGACCGGCATGGCCGCCGGTGCAGATCCAAAGCCGAAGTCCAGCCCG